ACTCCTTGACCCCGATCCCGACCAGAGAAACCAGGCCTGTTAGGAAGATGCCCAACAGGGCGAGCATCCCCTTGCTGCGCAGGTCCTCGCCCGCGCGCCGCCACTGCCGGAGGTGCTGGAAGTCGCGTTGCATCTGGATCGGGTCCTGGGCGTCCACTCCCAGCTGGACCAGGGTTTGCTTCACGGTCTCAGAAACGATCCGCGCCAGCTCCTCCCGGCCCGGGGTCGCTTCCAGGACAGCGGCGCGCGCCGCCTTCGTCGCCGCCTCCGTGGCTATGCGTTCGATTTCCTCCGGCGTCGTGCTCATACATGTTCTCCTGGGTCAAGGGTTTATGATTGTTCAATAGGATAGCGGCCTATTTGTTTCTTGGCAAATTTTTATAGGCCGCCGCAGAGCCAGTCAATAGACCTGGCCATAAGCTCGCGTCCGTCTGCGGTGTAGGGGAATTGACCCGCGTACAGATCGCCCCAGACCACGGCGGGAGTCATAGTGGGTCCCGCCGAATTCAGCCGCTCCGTTCCGGCGGGGACCGCAATCAGGGATACCGTAGAACTCAGCTGAGAGGCGTCCGGGTCGCCCAGAGCTAATTGCGTCCCCACAAAGGGTTGACCGGACGTCACCCCGTAGCCGAAGGCCGAGGATGAGCCGCTGTATATGGAAAGCCGCCCTATAGCCCAGGGAGACGTTATGGGGTGGGAGTTGTTCGTTATGTTGTTTTCATTGACGTTGGCGCCTGAATATACGGTGTAGGTTCCCGTCAAATTTGCGCGGGTGGAGGGCATGTTCCGTCCGGTCCCTGCCGTTAGATTGTTTGCGGACCCAAAGAGAAACGGCAAACCTGCCTCCCAAAGCCCCATGTAGTGGGACCAGTTCCCCGTTGTCGTCTCAAAGGCGCGGACTATCATTGCCACGTCGAAGCTCCCGGAGGGAGGCGTGGCCGATTCCGCGACCGTGGTGATGTTGGCCAGATCGAATCCGGCGGCGATCAATCCGTTGCGGGTGTTGGTGGTGGCGGCGTGCCCCAGGTCGTTCACGATCATCAAGATTTTTATGAGCGCGCGGTCGTAGATCGGGACAAGCAGCGACACTTCGTTGCTCAAGTGTTCGTCGCCGTCCACCTCAGTACCTATGATGTAGTGATAGGTTTGACCCCGGACGATTCCGTTGTCGTCGGTGAACGTCTCCGACCCTCCGGGGACATCGTCCAGGGGAGGCGGGAGGTTTTGCGGGTCCAGCGAGGAGGTCCCCCGGTAGATGTTATGACGAACGGCCCCGAAGTTCGGGTTGGTCCAGTCTAGTCGAATCTTGGCCATGTTAGGTCCTCTCGCAGCCGTAAACGGCCTGGCAAGCAAATTGATATTGTTCCCCCGTCTCCACGTAGGGCGGACTCAAGACGAACTGCCCGCCCGCGGACAGAGGTTGTCCCAAGTAAGCCCAAGCCATGGAGAAGCGGTGCCGCTGGCGAGGGTTCGGGGAAGTAACGCTGTACAAGTCCGGGACCTCGAACAGGTAGGTGGTCCCGGACGCGGCGTTTAGAGGAACGCTCACCACAGCCACGGCAATCGTCCCAAACGGAATCGCCGGGATCGGCGACAGCGATATGGTCTGATTACCATCTTCCCCGGGCGCGCGGGGTCCTTCGTTCTTTTTCCCGGTCCCGATTAAAACCACTCCCCCGTCTCCCTCCGAAGCAAATCTCAAGCACTGAGCTTCCAGTCGTTTTTTGTTCACGCCGGACGGCAAGGAGGTTTGAACTAGCGTAACCGTGCCGGGTTCCAACCCGTCCGCGGTTCTTCGCAAAATCGACACTCTCTGATTCTGGTGAGAGTTTATGGGTCCTGTGGGCGGGTCGGTGACCACGTCCAACTCCCAACCCGCGGGGATCGTCAAATCACCCCGGTGCATGACTCCCATGATCAAAAGGTCCCCCGCCGACCCCGGCGGCAACGGTACGTTCAGAGGTTGAACGGTGGATGTCCCCACCTCCGCGAAGGCCCCCGCCGACCGGAACCGATAGCCCAGGGACGGATCGGGGACCACGGAAGTGTCCACCGATATTTCGTCAGATACCCGTTCTTGACTGGAGGCGAAAGCCCCCACCCGGTAATAATAGGTGTTTCCAACCAAGATGTCGGAATCCTCCCACTCTGTCACGTTCGGGCCGACTGTGGCCACCGGGGCAGGCAAGTTGTTCGGGTCCATCGGCGAGTCCGACCGATAAATGCGGGTTCCCTCCTCCGACAGGTTTGGGTCGTTCCATTTCAGTTTGATAGCCATGTCGTCCTCAACTCGTTATCGTCGCGGTCAGGTTGATCACGGGTTGTCCCTCGCGGTAGCCGCCCATCAGGTAGCGCGGTGCTTGGAACGGACCGCGGAACACGTACTGTATCCGCTCGAAGCTGTCCCAACCGTCCCGGACCGTCCAGAGCGTAGCCCGGAAGTACGGGGCGGAGGCGTAGGGGTCCAGGTTCGTCGCTTCGATGGTGAAGGAAGTTCCCGTGAGCCCGGTTTCGGTCCAGACCGTTCCCATCACTGTGGTCTTGTCGGCTTGAAGCGCCTCCAGCATCAGGGAGTAGGTCGCCCCGGCCTCCGGGGTCAGGCTTCCATCCGTCCAGGCCGTGAAGGTCGGGACTGTCTCCAGGGTGCGGTTGCGGTGAGCCCAAGTCAATTGAATCGGGTACGTCGGGTAATCGTCCTCATCCGGCCAGAGCACCCCGTTGAACCGGACGTTGCCGGGGCGGTAGGGCCGGATTGCGCGGGCGTTGAACGTCACCGTGTCGTGGGGCGCGGAGCCCAAGGCGAGTTGACCCTGGCCCGTAACCGTCAGAACCGCGGTCTGAACAACGTCCCCCAGGACGTACTCCGTGTTGTCGTCGTCGTTGTACTCATCCGCGACGATGACCGGAGTGCCCGCGGGGTGCGCCCTGGGAATAGTGTCCAGGAGCCCGCGCCGAATGTTACAAAGTCCAGTGATCGGGTCCACCGCGTCGATGACGATGAGTTCTTCACCCACGTAGGCCCAAGACCCCGGGTTGATCAGGTCCAGGTCCATAGCGTTCGTCAGAACCAAGGACGTACTGGACCGGCCCAGGTTGGTCGCCAGGAGCCCGCCGGGGCTGAAGTCGATTGACTTCACGTCCTCCCAGAGCCCTGACCCGCCGTCCGTCGCCAGACGCGCGTTGATCGTCCCGTCCCTGGGCCTGACCGCCGAAGCCATCAAATATCCCACTTCCGGGTTCGCGTCCAGCTCCGCCTGTACTTGGGTCTGTCCTCCGCGCTGTACCATTTCATAGTACAGCATTTCCTTGGCCAGGCGAATGTCCGCGGGGACCGGCGGCACGTCCGGGTCCTCCCAGACCGGCGGCTCAGGCTCAAAGGCGACCGTCTCCGGGAGGGCGAACACGTCCTGGGTACAAGTGATCTTGATTTTGTTGCTGCGTCCGTTTCCGTAGGCGATCTGAGTGATGCGCATAACCATACCGGCAATCAGGTAGTCCGGCCAGGCCAGCTTGAACACGTCGCCCACGCCCAGGTCCTTGGCGATGGAGTCCGTGTAGATCACGCAGCTCACTAGGGGCGTGGACAACGTCCGCAGGTCCCGCTCCGCGACCCGGGCCGCCAAGATATTGTTGGTGAAGCCGGGATATTGGAGCGTGGTGTTCACCACCGCGCGTTGGGCCTCCGCAAGGGCGATGTCCTGGACCGTCAGGGAGGCGTCGCCCCCGGTGATCGGGTCCCAATAATTGACCGTCACGGAGTTGACCAGCTCCCCGAAGGACGGGCGGGAGAAGTCCGTCAGGCGTTCGATGTTGCCGGGGTTCAGCTCCAGGAGGGTTTCTTCATCGTAGTCATCCCGGATCAACTTCAGCTCGAACTTGCCCGTGCGGCGGTTGACCCGGACCACGGCGTTGATATGCTTCAGGACCTCCTTGATGAACTCCTCGATTTCAGTCTGCTTCGTCCAAAGCAGACTCATCCCCATCTGCTCCTGGTGGAGCCGATCCGCCGCGGCCCGGAACGAAACGTCATCCAGGTCGGCTTCCAGATAGCCCATCCCCCACTCCGTGTCCGTCAGGCATTCCCGGATGATGTGGGCGGGGTTCATGTCCAGCTGCGAGTGGAGCGCCCCCATGATCGCCATAGCCAGCGGGGCCGGGTCCCCTCCCGCGACCACCGGCACTCCGTCCTGCGGGGTGTTGTCCAAGATTCCGGTATAGGTGGTGTCGCCCAGGTCGATGTTGAAGCAGAACGTACTCACCCCGGGGATAGTGTCCAGAATAGCCCGCGCGGCGTTCGCGTTCTGGCTGGGCGTTCCGCTGGAGGGCTCCGGTATTCCGTCCGACACGAAGAACACGTATTTGGGCTTGTCCCCCGTAGCCGCGAAGAAGTCCGGGGCCGACTCCACGGCTTTCACGTAGTCGGTGCCTCCGCTCGCGGAGCGGTTGTTGACCCAGTCGATGATCTGCTGAACCCCGGTTCCCCCCACGTTGTAGCGGGTGATGGACGTGTAGGATGTGTTGTAACCGACCACCCGGATGTCCATGTCGGACGAAGCGCCCAGGCCCAGGAAGGACTCCAGGACCGACACCACCGCCGTCTTCATGTTGGCCAATCGACCGTCCGTGTTCATGGAGCCCGACAAGTCTAAGGCGAAGTACAGGGAGGCCCGGCTGACGGTTCCAATGGACGCTTTCGTGGGATACCACTGCGCCTGTCCTCCGCCGCGCTTCAGGACACGCTGGACGCGGAAGGACCAAGGCTTCAGGTACGGGTTCATGCCCAGGTAGCACTGGCGCAGGACCGCGGACACTACGCCCCGGAAGGACGGGACTTGGGCACCCAGCTTGGCGACCAAGTAATCATTCTTGCCTTGGCCGGTTTCTCCCATGAGGATGTCCACGGGACCCGACACGCCGCCCTCGCGGCTTTCCCCGCCGAACAGGTTGGGGTTGTTGATGTTTATCCGACCGCCCTGGTTGAAGCCCGCCCAGGCAGTTCGGTCGTCCACGTCGATCCGCTGGAGCCGGTCCACCGGCCCGTGACAGAGGACCATATGGACACCCAGATAATACTTGTAACCAACAGTGACCTTTTTACTTGATCCGCCCACGGGCCACCTCCACTACGGCTTGCGCCATTGCGTCCCCCGTCGCCAG